CAAAGTGTTCAATATGGAAATACAACTATAAATTCGGGTGTTAATTTTGCTACTTTAATAGATTCGAACTCAACTTCTATTGGATCGGCAGCATTTATTTCTAAGGGTGTTTATTTTGTTAGAGGATATTTTGTTGCAGTAGAAGATCAAAGTATTATTTTAGATTATTATACAAACAATCCATCTTATAGAGTTGGTTTATCAGTTTCTGAAAACTTGGTAACAGTAAAGGATGATGAAAGTTTGTATGACAATGCAAAAGGATTTGCAAATTATTCTGCTCCAGGAGCAGACAGATTGCAGATTACTTTGACCCTGGTTAAAAAATCACTTGAAGATTTAGAAGATTTCAATTTTATTGAATTACTAAGAGTAAAAGATGGTAAACTTAAGAAAAAGCAAATAAAAACTGAATATAATAAAATAAGAGACTATTTTGCCGAAAGAACGTTTGATGAATCTGGAAATTATGCAGTAAGACCTTTTGAAATAAAGTTACTAAATTCTTTAAACGATAGATTAGTAAGTAATGGAATATTTTTTGATGATGTTTTAACAGAACAAGGTAATACACCATCTAATGACTTAGCATGTTTACAAATATCTCCCGGAAAAGCATATGTTAGTGGTTATGATATAGAGAAAAATTTTACCGAAATAATAGATGTAGAAAAACCAAGAGATACTGCTACAATTTCAAATTTATCAACTTCATACGAAATAGGAAATATTTTAACTGTAAATACAGTTTCTGGGACACCAAAATTGAGAGAAGTTGTTACTTTACATTCTCAGTTGGGAGGTTTAGGAACAGAAATAGGCAAAGCTAGAGTATATTCTTTTAATTTGTCGAATGCTCCATATGTAGATGATTCCACAATATGGGATTTAAGATTATATGATATACAAACTTATACGAAGTTAACATTAAATTCACCAGTAAGTGCTACAGAAATTAAAGAATCATACTTTATTAAAGGCAAAAGTTCTGGTGCTAGTGGATTTGCTGTATCTGATGGATCATCAAATGTTATATTTTTGAGAGAGACATCGGGAACTTTTTCTAAGGGAGAATCTTTGATTGTCAATGGTATAGACTTTTCAAGGACGATTACGGAGCAAATCTCTTATGGATCGCAAAATATAAAATCAGTAAGTCAAACAAATCCATTTGGGTATGGTTCAAATTTCACTGCAAATTCTGTTTTAAGTAAATTCAATTTTCCTAACAATATTTCTCAGATTACAATAACAAATGGTGGTCAAGTTACATCTACTGGAAAAAAATTCCTTGGTATTAGAGTTGATAGTATAGTTAGATACCAAAAACCTGGACAGTCATTAGAAACTTACAATAGAATTTCATCAATTTCTAACGATTTCTTATCATTTACCGTATCTGCAATACAAAGTGTTCCCAATGTTTATGATGGAACTTTACCAGGATCTGATATTCAAGTAAATGCAATTTTAGGAGCACCCCAAATAAGAGGTTCTGGGACTTTATATACAGAATTACCTGAATCTAACATATCTTCTGTAGAATTATCAGGTTCTAATGTTTATCTTATAGACCAAATAGTAGGAAAAACTGTAGGTGTAGATGGTTCTCTGATTCTCAATACAAATACTGATATTTCAAATATTGATAATTCTTCATGGACTTCTTTCGATGAAGAAAGATACTCGGTTATATATGGATCAACTGGTGCTATCGCTGATAATTTGAATTCTTCCGCAATTCAATTTTCTGGAAATGACATTACTTTTAGGGGATTGAATCCTTCTTCTACTAATATGGTAATTAATACCACTATATTTAAAAGTGGTATTCAAAGTAAAATTAAAAACTTATCTAGAAGTAAAGTATTATCAGTAGAAAAATCAAAGTATTTGCAATCAGGAACTGATCCAAATAATTCATTAGATGATGGACTTCAATATAACGAATATTATGGACTAAGAGTTCAAGATGAAGAAATTTCTTTAAATCATCCAGATGTATTGAAAGTTCTTGCAGTTTATGAATCTTTTAATGCTAATGATCCAATTTTAGATAGAATTAAATTCTCCTCTTTATCCAATGTAAGTCAAAATGCTTTAATTGGGGAAAATATAATAGGGTCTCAAAGTAATGCTGTTGCTAGAGTTGTTACAAACAGCTCAACAATCCCATCAAACCCCAACAATATTTTGGGAATTATCTATTTAAATGGTAATAGATTTTCAGTTGGCGAAACTGTATTTTTTGAAGAATCTGACATTACAACTACAATAGAAGAAATTCAAATAGGTTCATATAAAGATATAACAAAATCCTTTAAATTAAATAGAGGTCAAAAAGAACAATATTATGATTACTCTAAATTAGTAAGAAATAAAAATACTTCAGAACCATCAAGAAAAATATTAGTTGTTTTTGACCACTATACTGTCCCATCTAATGATAATGGTGATATTTTTACAGTTAATAGTTATGATAAAAATAGATTTTTGAATGATATTCCTTACATCAATGGGAGCGTTAGATCAACAGATACATTAGATTTTAGACCTAGAGTAGAAGTTTTTGATCCAAGCATAACAAATGATCGTTCTCCATTTGATTTTACAAGTAGAACAACATCATTTAATACTGCTCCATTGAAACTTTTAGCACCCAATGAAAGGTTTACTATTACGCAAAGTTATTATTTACCAAGAATAGATAAAGTTTATTTAGATACTAATGGCAATTTTATTGTAGATAAAGGTGTTTCTGCAAAATCTCCAAAACCACCATCTAAAAAAAGTGAACTTCTAGAATTATGTACAATTGAGCTTCCAGCATACTTGTATGACCCTAGAGACGCTTCTATATCAATGAGAGATAACAAAAGATATACTATGAGAGATATCGGTGTTATAGAAGATCGTGTCAATGTATTGGAAGAAGTTACTAGTTTGTCTTTGTTAGAATTAAATACACAATCACTACAAATTAGTGATTCTGAAGGCAGAAATAGGTTTAAGAGTGGATTTTTTGTGGATGATTTTGTTGATAGTAGTAGGATTAATACAATTTTATCCACAACCATAGTAGATACTGCATCTAGAAATTTAATTCCAAATATTACAAGAGATTCATTAGACTCATTAATAGCAACAAGTGAAGATTTAAACCCCCAAAATCTAGACTTAAGTGATAATTTATTACTATTAGATCCATCTGTCCAAAAAACCGGAAAATCCCTAACTCTTTCTTATGATGAAATAGGGTGGTTAGAACAATCTATAGCAACGAAAATTGAAAATGTGAATCCATTTAATGTTGTAGTATACAGTGGAAGTGTTCAATTAAACCCAAGTATTGATAATTGGACTAGAACTGTTCAACTACAAGATAGAACTATAATTGGAAATTTAAATAATCAATCTATTAATTTAAATAATTCACTGACTAATAGATTGATTACTAATTTAAGACAGAATTTAAGAGCAAATCTCAACTCAACAGAAAGAGTAAGAATACCTGCAGCTCCAAGAAATAGAAATTTAACAAGAAGAGAATTAGATGGTATTAACAGGAGTGTATCTTTTAATTCATCTTCGTCTTCTACTTCAAGATCAACAGACACTTCTGTATCATTTGATAGGAGCACATCAAGTGGTTCTTTTGATACAGTAGACACAACAATAGACAATAGAATTGTTGGCACTTTTGAAGATCAATTTATCAGATCTAGAAATGTTGAGATTAAAGCATCTAATTTAAAACCTAATACAAGATTTTATCAATTTTTAGACGGAAATAGCAACATTGATGTAATTCCAAAGTTAATTGAAATTTCTAAAAACAAAAATTTAAATGAATATGGTTCATCTTCTTCTTTTGAAATTGGAGAAACTGTAATTGGATATGTGAATGGCAGTGAAAGAATTAGATTTAGAGTATGTACACCTAATCATAAATTTGGACGTTTCAATTCACCATCAGAAATTTATAATATAAACCCATATTTGAGAAATGAAATTATACCAAGTCAATATAGTTCCAATTCAAAAATATTGAACATTGATACAACTTCTCTCTCTGAAAATGCACAAGGTGATTATTATGGATATATCGTTAAAGGAATGCAATTAGTTGGACAAACTAGTAAGTCTATATCTTTTGTTAAAGATATTAGATTAATATCCGATAATTATGGCGATCTAATTTCTTCTTTCTTTATAAGAAATCCAAACAAAATTCCGAGACCACTAAACAGAATTTCTACTGGCACTAAAACTTATAGATTGACATCAAGTAGAAAGAATGAATCTCCTGTTCCTGGAAGTACCACTATATCTTTTGCTGAAACAAATTATTCGGCAAATGCCACTGTTATACAATTCCAGTCAACAATAAGAGAAAATAGGACAAGAAATACTATTAATAATACAATATCTAATAGAATTACTGATACTACAAATTCAACTATTACATTGAATTCGAGTATAAGTAGAAATGCTAGCGTTGAATATTTCGATCCTTTAGCACAAACGTTTACTGTTGGTGGAAATATTCAAGTTAAGTCAAATATAGATACTGAAGATGATAGTAATGGTGTATTTTTAACATCAGTAGATCTATTTTTCGAATCTATTGACCAGGGAAATGCCGAAGTCAGAGTAGAAGTTAGAACAACATTATTGGGAACACCAACACTAGAAGTTATAGGTAGTCCTGTTTTCCTTAAACCAAGAAGTGTTGATGAAAATGGAAACGAAACAGTCAATATCAATACTTCTGATGACGGTTCCGTAGCGACTAATGTTAAGTTCCCAGAACCTATATTCCTTGCACCAGGAAGAGAGTATGCTATTGTAATAATTTCAGATAAAAGTGATGAATATACATTATGGACAGCAGTTATGGGAGAAAAATCTGTTAGTACTACTAATTTACCAGATGTTGATAGTATTAGATACACTAAACAATTTGCTTTGGGTACTTTATTCAAGTCACAGAACGGTTCAATATGGACAACAAATCAATACCAAGATCTTAAATTTAAATTATATAAAGCACAGTTTAACAAAACTACAGGTACTGCATACTTTTATAATCCACCCTTAAATGAAAGTAATGGATATGTAGCAACTTTAAATAATAATCCTGCAATTGTTCTTCCAAAAACTGGAAAAATAGGTATCGATACTATTACTGATATAGGTATTATTAATACACTTTCAACAAGAAAATTAGCAGGAGTAAACGGTAATGGTGGAGAATCTGTTGTAATTGGAACTGGAAGTTCTGTTACAGGTGTTGATATAACAGAATCCGGTAATAATTATTCAATGACTACTCCGGAAATTGTCAGCACTTATAATGTAATTGGTCAAGGACAAGATCTTAAGTTAAACGTTACTAGTGTTGTTAATGGAGAAATTGCTGGTATAGGTATTTCTATATTAGATGCTGGGCATGGATATCAAGTTGGAGATGTTGTTGGTATTGTTACATCTTCTACTAGTGGATTGACAGGTAGTGATTGTTTGATAACTATAAGTTCTATAAATGGAGTAGATACATTATACTTAGATAATGTTATTGGTGAATTTGGTGATGCTGGAACCGGGAAAGAATTTTCTGTTGGTGCTGCATTGAGTTATTATAACAATTCGGGAGAAATTGTATCTTTAGCTGGAACAACTATAACTTCAAGTTATGGAGATGATGGAATAAATTCTGGAAATTATTTAAAAATTGAGCATTTTAATCATGGAATGTATTCATCTGCAAATAAAGTTTTAATTAATAATATACAATCTGATATTCCATTAAAGCAATTAGTAGAAGAGTTGCCTATTTCAGAATCTAATAGCATTACGATTGACGACGCTTCCGATTTTAGTACCTTTGAAGGGTTTCCAGTTTCCTCCTCTAATCCAGGATATGTTAAAATTGGTGATGAAATTATAAAATATAATAATGTATCTAATAATATTTTAAGTATTTCACCAAATGGAAGAGGATTTGATTCCACTGTAGCAATTACACATCCAGTTGGAACTATTGTTGAAAAATATGAACTTGCTGGTGTTTCATTGAGAAGAATTAATAATGTTTCTATGCCAATTTCTGGTCCGATAGAATCTGATAGTTATTATATAGAGTTTAATAGAGGAGTTGATAGGGGGGTTGATAGGTCTTCCGATTCTTCTATCACTTCTACCCCACAACTTTCTTTCAATTCATTTAAATTTGCTGGGGGATCTAATGTTAAAGCGTCTCAAAATATTATTTACAATTCAGTTTTGCCAACATATGATGTTTTAACACCAGGTTCGATTACATCCGTCGATTCTAGTATTAGAACTGTGACCGGAACAAGCATTAATGGATCAGAGTCTTCTTTTGAAGATAATGGATATGAACCTGTTCAATTAAATACATTAAATACACTTAATTCTGTTAGACTTGTTTGTTCAGAACAAAATCAAAATGAATATCTAACTAATCTTCCAAGAAAAAAATCTTTCACAACTGCAATAACTTTAAATACTAGTGATTCTAATTTATCTCCTGTATTAAATTTAAATACTGCTTTTACAGAGTTTTACAGTAATAGACTGAACAATCCAATTAATAATTATTCTTCTGATAGTAGAGTAAATTCTATATTAGATGATCCACATGTTTCGTCTTATTATACTAATATTATTTCTTTAGATAATCCTGCAACTTCTTTGAAAGTTATTATAAGTGCCGAAAGACCAGAGTCTACAGATTTTAGAGTTCTTTATAGTTTGATAAGAGAAGATTCTTCAGAAATAGGTCAATCATTTGAACTATTCCCAGGATATGATAATATTACAATAGATGGTAATGGGGATGTTTTAGTCTTAGATCCTTCTAAAAATAGCGGTCTTCCAGATAATAGAGTTCCTTCAAGTAGAGATGGAGAATTTTCAGATTATGAATATACCGCAGATAATTTAGATTTATTCAGTGGATTTATGATAAAAATAGTAATGTCTGGAACAAACCAAGCAGAAACTCCAAAATTTAATGATATTCGTGTTTTAGCGGTAAGATGATAAAGGTAAAAGGTTATAGTCATCTTTATAGAGATGAAAATACAGGTGCTATTATAAATTCAGATAGCACCTCATATAATCAATATGTTAATTCTTTAAATAAAAAAGAAATAAAAAGAAAAGAAATAGATGAAATTAAAAAAGATATTGAAGAAATAAAAGGATTATTGAAAGAATTATTGAGCAATAGATCTTAAGATATAAATACTTAAAAATACCAATATCATATTTTGATGGGGGTAAGAAATAGTGGCTAAGCCAACTACGAGACAAGAATTAGTAAATTATTGTCTCCGAAAATTAGGGGCACCAGTTTTAGAGATTAATGTTAGTGAAGAGCAAATCGATGATTTAGTCGATGATGCTTTACAATATTTTAATGAACGTCATTTTGATGGTGTGGAAAAAATGTTCCTTAAATATAAAATATCACAAAATGATTTGGACCGAGGAAAAGCAAAAAGTCCAGATGGAGTTGGAATAGTAACTACGACAACATCCTCAACTGTAAATGGTATTACAAGTAATTTTAATTTTTACGAATCATCAAATTTTATTCAGGTTCCAGAATCTGTAGTTGGTATTGAGAAAATTTTTAAAATTGATACCAGTTCAATCTCTGGTGGAATGTTTAGTATTAAATATCAATTATTCTTAAATGATTTACACTATTTCAATTCAATAGAATTATTACAATATTCTATGGTCAAAAGATATTTGGAAGACATTGACTTTCTATTGACAACTGACAAACAAATAAGATTTAATAAAAGACAAGATAGACTTTATCTAG